AGGCATCCAGACTGAGTTTATTTACATTAAATAATTCCTGATCTCTTTTTCCCAGAGTCTGTGTTAAAGATTCATTATGATCTATCAATGCCTGAATCTGTTCATCACGTTCCTTTCGCTGCCTGATAAGCTGACGTATTCTTTTTTCAGCACCCTTGGTTTCTATTCCATCCAGTTCCTTTGGAGTTTCCTCTTTCTGGGAATCTTCCGGTTCTGAAGGACTGCTTTGAACTTCTTCTTCTTCTACTTCATACTCTACGTTATCTGAGTCTTCCGATGATTCGGGAACCTCAACTTCATTCCACTCTTCTTTTTCACTCATTATACTCTCCGTTGTTAACGACACAAACGATTTACGTTTTTATTCGTAGTACTATTATAGCATACTTTTACCCATTTCCCAAATCAGGAAGATCCTGTTCCAAGATTAAAGGTTGGATCAAGGTCTTTAGGGTCTTCCACTTTCATGATAATCTGATCATCAAAGAGAAGAATCAGACGCACACCCTTGTAAAAAAGCTTTGTTCCTGCATGTTTTCCATAACATACATAATCACCTACATTACACCATGCACCACTTGGAAACTTGTCCTTATCCATATAGGCAAGATCACCCAGAGCAAGAACATGTGCCACTGTAGTCAGATATGACATGTCATCCCTGGTTGAATCTGGTATGAATATACCACCTTTGGTTACACTTTTTACTGATACGGGGCGAACCAGTACATGAAATCCCGGAAGATCGGGAAGCGGACTTGGATCTGGAGATTCTTCCAGGTCTGTAATCCACATATCATTCTTGATTGCACCACCTAAACCTACCTGTTGCATATTATTCTTCATCCTCTCTGTACATGCGTTTTTTAATAATGTCTGTTAAGTTATCTCTGGCCCATTCTATTCCAGATATGGAACCAACTACCTGACGATAATGAGCATAATCTTCTGCCAGACCACTACTGAGAGTGAGCCTGAGATTATTTATTTCCGTATTATACTCACTTACCACTTCATCCCAGATATCCATACCTAGTCGTAAATGGAACTCTGGCGGGTACTTTTCTTTGGTTCAGGCATCTTATAGGAAAACTCATCAAATTTATCCAGTGAAGACCGCATTGATCGTGGTCCCCATACTACAGGTTCTTTAAATGGATCTCCAAAACTTTTATCGGTATCCTTTACATGATCAGGATACCCTTTACCCTTCTGCATCATTTTTCATCTCCTTCTGTTGTGATATAGCCATCTTTACAAGGGCATCAAGACCCTTTATATCAAGTTCTGTTTCACTTTTCATTTCAGTTTCAAACTTGTCTTTCAATACTTTCATTACTTCCCGTTCATCTTCCTTATCCATCTTGAATTCTTCAATAGCAGCTTTACCCATGATTTCCATTTCTTTAAGTTTTTCCTTACTGCTTCTGTCAGCTTCAGATTTCTCTCTTTTGAAGTTATCACTGGAACTTGTTTTCAACATACCGATAATCTGTTCATTTTCTTCAAGTTCAAGTTTCTTGTTCTTGAGTTCAAGTTCTGCTGCATTTGTCATGGTATCAGATTGAAGCTTCTGTTTCTCCAGTTCAACCTTGGCTTGTTCCAATGCTACAAGTTGCTGTTCAGGAGATTGGGCCTGTCCCATTGCCTGATTTGCATTCATAACCTGTTTGGCTGCTTCAGCCATTGCCATTTCTACTGCTGATGGATCTTTAGCTCCCTGTGGATTCTGTTGCATCATCTGCTGGGTCAGACCACTCATCTGTTCCTGATACTTCATTACGGAGTGTTCCTGTATGTTTGACTGAAGTATGGGAGCTATTCTTTCCATAATGGGATTTGCACCATTCATGGGATCTTGCAGATAGGCCATCTTTACCTGTATGTGAGCATCATGATTCTGACCTGGAAATGCTGCTATGGGTACACCCTTTGTTGCAGCCATAATATCTGATACGGGGTCCATTGTTTTTGGTTCTATCTTGGGTGGCAGTATCTCTTCCACATTGGGCATATTGGCAGCATTGAGTATTGTCCTGTTCAATGCTTCAAGATTGAACATACCAGGTGGAGACTGCTGTGCCATCTGAAGGGCCATATTAGCCATCATCATGCGATGTGCGTTTGAAGGGATGTTAGGATCGGATACCGGAATAATATCTACACGCCCATCAAAATCCTTTCTGAAAATACTCCTGTCTTCATAGGGAACATCATAGGGATATTCCTCTGGTAGATAATCATAATCTATTCTGGCAAGAATTTTAAATTCATCTTTCTGGGATTTGTGTAGACGTTTGTGTATGGCTGTGAAGAATTTACTGGATGCTTCCAGTAGTGCCATTGTGGTGCCAACAGGTCCATAGGAGGCAGCATCAGAGATAACCTGTTCTGTGCTGTCCGCAAACTTCTGACCAGCAGTAGCTACGAAATTCAACATCTGGAATAGAGTAGAGGAAGGCTCTTTATAGGGAAGGGGAACAATAGCCTTTGACAAATCTATACCGGTTGCTTCAACCTCCTTGAACTCGCCGGGAGCTATAGGTTCGTTATCACCAACCATCCTAACTCCCTTGGCCTTAAATCCTCCCGGTAAATTGGCAAACTGCCCAGCATCTATAAGGGAACGCATAGCTGCTGTAGCACTCATTGTGAGATTGCCAAGGAAGTGTATAAGGCCCAGGCCGTAAAAACCAAAGCCGGGAACAAATCTATAATGCACAAAATGGCTTACTTTTTCTTTGTTCACATCATCTTGCTTATAGTTTCTACGGATACTTAGTACCTGTCTGGACTGTTGTTCGACAGTTACAATATAGGGTAGTGCTTCTTCTTCGTCTCCCATTGTAAGATAACAGTGTTGTTCCAGAAGAATATACTGAGGATCATTATCAGAAGATGGAGACAACCCAAGAATGGTATCCATCTTCTCTGTGAAGGGCATGATATTCGTTGAAGATGGTGTAGGAAGATCCACCTTCTGATAAACACCAGCCCTGATATCTCTTGCTATCTCAACAGGACTTCTGTAGATAACATGTGTGTAACGATCTGCATTGGCAAGATCAGTTGCATAATAGGAAATATAGAACTGATCTATGGGTATGAATTCTGAACGTGGCCTTTTGGTTGTGGCGTCATAGTACAGCTTCTTGAAGGCAGACCCAATCAGGGGAAGATGGAAAAGCATTCTTTCAAATTCATCAAAGTATTCCGGCATCTGCTCGGTAAGCTGATAGTTCATGAAGTTCTGTACACGATTGGCCTGTAACTCCTTCTCTGGATTAGACTTGCCAAATATCCTGGCCTTGACAGGACCATTCGTAGGGAAGAGTTCACCGGAAGCCTTGGACTGGAACTTGACTGCCGACTCTATGAGAAGGGGATGGACAGCCGTACATGCACCATCAAAGGGTTCAGTTCCCGGCTCAAGTTTAAGACCAAGAAGATCAAAGCCCTTTTCAAACATGGACTCCCAGTCTCCTCTGGAATCCTTGTCAGCTTCAAAGTTTTCTATAACATCACTGGCTATGTCTACCAGCTCATCGTCTTCCAGTGTTTCTGAAAGATCACCATACCATTCTGCAATATCTTCCGAGGCTTCCATCTCTACATTCTCTTCTGAGAAATCTACTATGACACCTCCATCAGTGGGATCTACTTCAAAGGTAGCATTGGAAGTATCTTCTGTTTCCGGCATGGGAATTACATTTCCAGCTTCAGGTGACATCATTTCAAAAGGATTTCTTTCAGTTGCCATTATGCCATCCTTCCCTGTTTCCGTACAGACGGAAGTCCTGTATTCATAATCTCTTCACCATAGGAAGTTTTAAGTATGTCCTGTAAATCTCCAGGAAGACCTTCCAGGAAAGACAGATCTACACCTGCTGTGGCTTCTCCTGTTTGTGGATTATATCCTTCAACATCATCTTCTTCTTCATCTTCTTCTTCTTCTTTCAGTAAATCCTCAAAATATTTACTCATAATTGATTTTTTCTTTTCTTCTTCTTCGTCGCTTTTCTCTTCCAGCATTTTTGTTGGGTCTTTACCACCAGGACTCTCCTCATCAAAAGCAGGTGGAGCAGGTGGAGCATCAAATAAACCTAATTGTCCTGGTCCTGGTGCTTCACCTGTTGCTGTAACTTTACCTGTTAATGTATGTCCCAGCTTTGATATTGCTTCTGTTATTCCCCTTTGACCCTTAGTTCCAAATAGGGCATCTAAGAGGCCAACTATACCAGGCGTTACTATTGCTGATACTAAGTTTGCTGCCGGACCAGGTTCAGGGAGTCCTCGTGCGAAACTTCTAGTTGTCCATGTTTCAGGATCGTTGGCTCCTATATCTAAACCCCATCCTGTTCCTGGGTCTAATCCTCTGGAAAACTCGTCTTCTGTCATAGAGTCATCAGCAGATGCAGCATCTTCTGCATCGCCCCAACCTTGTCCAAAATCTCCTCCCATATAATAGGCAGGGATACCATTAACTTTATTACCACTTCCACCCAACTGTTGAAGAAGATTACCCTCATCAGGAGTAATATAGGACAACTCATGGGGTTGCCCATTAATATCCATATCTTTCATTAATGAAGGAAGACCGCCCATAGTAATGGTAATGTGCTGTTTTGGTGCAGCCATTTTCTGAGCCATACATACAGCAGTATCAAATACGTGTGACATTTATCGATGTTCCCCTTTTTTAGTCATGCTACTATTATAGCACACTTTTGCTGATTCCCCAAATCTTTCCTAGACATTCCAGTATGTGGCTTTCTTTTTTCTTCCTTCATCTTCATATTCAGGATCGTCTGGATGTGTAAGATGCCATGAATCTTTAAGGTAATGTACCGCCATTGTGAGGGCATCCACCTGATCATCATGAGCCGCATTTGGAAACCTTATGAGTTCTTCTATGAGATCATCAGCCCACTTCTTGCCCTTGGGTACCCACAGCCTGCCGGATTCCATAATCGGGGTGGCTGCATAAACTCTGGATACCTTGTCACGATCAGGGAGATACTCCATGACCGGAAGTCCTGCACGTCGCATATCCTGTATGAGAGATTGTCCAGATGCTTTCTTTTCAATCATACATACATCAGGCTTGTGTTCCTTGTAGAGCTTCTGGGACATGCGTCTGAGTTCAGGATATTCAAATCTTCCCTTGATGTTACCAAGTAATATCAGGTGTGGTGCATAATCTTCAAAGCCTTCTTCATCCTGATCATACTGATAGAATATACCCCATGTCTGTATGACACTGTAATCAGCCGTGGTAGCTGTGGAGAAGGCTGTATCGAATGTCTGTATTATGAATTCACAGTCGGGAGGTTCTGGATCTTCCCAGTCCTGTATCCATTTCTTTTTTATGAGTCCGCCTTCTTCAGGAGTAGGATCTTGCATATAGAGAGCATTCCAGTATCTTGCTCCATTGGCTGCTTTTATTTCATTCTCGTCTACCTTCAGGACACTCCTGGGCTTCCACTCAGGAAAGTAGCTACTACCTACCGGCATATCCAGTAGCTCCGAAGCTTCCTCGTCCAGCCATGCTGGTATTCTTACGACATCCCAGGGTATTGTTTCGTAGTCCGACATATTCTCCTGCTGCTTCAGAAGCCATCCACACAGATCGTCATAGTGATATCTGGTATTGATTATGACAATAGAACCACCAGGCATGATACGTGTTCTGAGTCCTGCTGGATACCACTCCTTTATGAAGCGCCTTCCTGCACTTGAGATGGCGTCCTCTTCAGACATTGCATCGTCCAGTATTGCTACGTGTGCGCCACGACCAGCAATCTGGGATCGGACACCAGCAGCATAGTAAGTTCCATTCTGGTTTGTCTTCCACTTGCCAGCAGCACGGACATCACTTCTGAGAGAGACACCCCTGAAGATCTTTTGGAACTCCTCCATGTTTACCAGATCCCTTACTGATCTGCCAAAGTCACTAGCCAGTTGATCACTATGGGATATTGTCAATAGTTCATCTTCAGGGTTTCTGCCTATGTACCATGCAGGAAACAGCTTGGAACATATAACAGACTTGGAAGACCTTGGAGGAAGAAAGACCATCAGTCTTTTTATTTCTCCATCTTCCACCTTCTGAAGTTTCTCAGAGATAACTTCTATGTGACGACCCATCTTGAAGCCCGATATAAGTGTAGGAGCCATCAGTCTTACAAACGAAAGGAAGTCATCATTACATTGCAGTTCAACCTGGTTGGAGAGAAGACCCTCCAGATTAATGTAGGACTCTATGTAGTTACTATTTAAATTTTCCATAGTACTATTATACACTATA